CTAAAATATACAAGTTTTAATTCTTTATATTCTTATTATATGCATCTGATACACTCTGACTAATCTTATCTTCGAGTTCTGCTGTCATGGCCGGTTGTAAAGTTCTACCATAATCATCTAAACCAAACAAGTCTCCTGAACCTTCTCCTTCTAAAGATGTTGTTGAACAACCGCCAAAGTTACATGATTCTAATTCTTTTACAGGTAAAAGTGATTCTAGCCAATTTCGTATTTCATTCCCGACTAAAAGCTTGCCATTTTTGGTAAGCATGGTTGGAACACGTGTAATTTTATTTTTATATTGGGGTGGTATACCCATTTTATTAATATTATGATATTTAACAATTTGTTTGAGTTGTTCATGTTTATTAATGTAGTCAATTATATCCAAACTATGATTACACTGTGGACTATAAATTAGAAGGGACATATCTTAAAATAGTGTTTACTTTTTTTTATAGAAAAAAACACATTTTTATATATTTTTTCATATACAAAAGATACAGGAAAAAAATAAAATCTTTGTCACTTTTTGCGATTATCACAAAAAACTTTTTTTTAATATATACAAAGTATCTCCTTGAGAAGGATGTTTGATTTCAAATATAATTTTTCTTTTTACTAATCACTTTTATTGACAAAGATTTTAAAGATTAATAGTATAAATAAAAATAATTATTAATATTAAATAATGAATACTGTACTACTGATATTATTAATACTTATTGTACTCATGACCATGTCCAGGACGGAAATGTTTACAGAACAATTTGGATTCTCTGGGTATACTAAACCAATAGAACCAGTGTTATTGAACGATACGCAGTTAGATTTATCTGTATATGAGGAATCTGGCGATGATGTCGAAATATCGAATGATCTCATACAGGAAATGGTACTCGCAACAAATAAGGAAGTTTCTAAAAAAACTGGTCTTTGTACGTATATTATCGAAACAACTTCAGTTAAGAAATATAGAAACAAGGAAAGTAACCAGGAAATATACAGGTGTATGTTTATGTCGGTGAAACATAAGGGTTTTGCTATGGGATTTTCCGTCACATCCGATTTACGAATCACAGATGGTCGTGCAACCGTATTGAGTGTGAGAACACAACCTATAGATATTAATCCACCATCCGACCCAAGTATTTACCAAAAATCAATAAAGGGTAAAGAGTTTGAAGATTATACAGAAGTTAGACGAAGTGAACTTGATATTGTTAAAAACACAAAAATAATAGATAAGGTTATATCTGATCCACAAACCATGTACGGTAAACTTAACATTTAAAATTATAAAACAATTATAATGATAAGTATTGATGAAATATCACGTATAAATGAAAAGCGAAATCATTTGAAAAAGGAAACATATACTAAAATTTACGAACAGATTTCAAAGAAGATACGCCAGTCGGTAGATTTAGGCCATAAATATTTATTTTGTCAAATACCTTCTTTTGTTATGGGATATCCTCATTTTAATAGAGCAAAAGCGCTACAGTATATAAAACGACAATTTGAAATAGGTGGATTTACAGTTCAGATTATAGGTGAACATGAATTATGTATTTCATGGAAACCGAATAAAAAATCACGGAAAAATCAACAACGCGAAGATCCAGAAGACACAGAGGATTTTCCCACACTCGTAAACCTTAAAAAGGCAGCAAATAAATACAGGGGAAAATAACTTATGCGTGAGACTTAAAGTTTAAATATGTAAATATACTACAAATATGAGTGACCCTTTAAATATACTTGTCGAGGCAAAACGCGAATATATAGGTCAATTATGTTTACTTATGTGTCCAGTTATGATTGAAACGTACGAGAGTTTGTATGATGAAGCATACAAACTTACAAAAGGTAGAAAGGTTCTCGTAATGTACCAAAAACTCCTGAAAGAAGTCCCCAATTGGAGTGATGCTATGTCTAAACAACATAGTGATAATATAACAAATAGGTGTGCGTGGTTTAACGACTTGTTAGCTGCTGTTTTTGTAAGTTGTGTTAAAATTTTATCCGCGGTTCGATTGAATAAAGGTAATAAAAAAATTTCATTGAAACTTCCAACGAACGAAGTTTTCATTCAAACGTGTTATAACAACGCAGCCAAAGATTTATACAGAGACCCATATATTTATCATGAAACGCAAAACGAACACGCGAGAAACGATAAATTATACGAACGTTTTTGTATATGTGTAGAAACATCCGTAAAAGAACTCATACCCGTACAACAGATTTTACAAACGTATATGTCTCAAACACAAGAGGGTCAGGATTTGGATGTTGGTGAAGCTGAATTTGGTGACTCCGAAGATCCCGACCTTATTGATGGGTATGAAGAAGAGTCATTTGACGACGAACCCTCGATGGAACCTCCAATGGAACCCTCGATGGAACCCTCGATGGAACCCTCGATGGAACCTCTAATGGAACCCTCAATGGAACCCTCGATGGAACCCTCGATGGAACCCTCGATGGAACCTCCAATGGAACAGGTAATGGAACCAGAACAAACTTCACCATTCGATAACGAATTTCGAACTATTGCAACAAAGCCACAACCACAACCACAGCAGGAAGAAGAAGAAGGTGTTTTATTTCCAGACGCATCCGAAACCCGTGCAAAAAAAGTTGGGTACTATTAAATGGAGTTTGAAGACTATTTAAGAGACCCCGCGTGGGCCGGAATAATCGCCGGTTGTATAACCGCAGGATACATACACTTTAAAGCAAAGATTAACAACGAAGGTAAGCTTCCAGTAAGTGCGTACACTAAACCAGCTGCACTCACTGCAATTTTAGTATTTTTTATTGTTACTAACGGACTAGGTAAGAAAGAGACCATATCAACGGAACCATTTTAATTTTATGACTTAAAGATAATATACATATTTACAATATAATATGACTTCCGTGACCGCATTCAATGATATGATGGGTCAATTTCTTGTGGAATTACACAAGACATTTCCAGAAGAAAAAGGCTTAAAAAAGTGTTTATCGGCTTTCGATTTAATGAAAGCTTCTAACCCACGTTTAGTTGTAGACGGGTTTATGCAGGGAGTTACTCCGTATGCCGATAAGATTTCGTCCAAAGACGAATCATTTTTTATTGAAGAATCTAAAAATTTAGATTTCATGAAAGGTGTAAACCTCGAAAAACATTGGGGAACTGCTTCCGAGAACACAAAAGGTGCAATTTGGCAATATGTTCAGACGCTCTACATGCTCGGTACAACCATCAGTTCTATCCCAGAAGACACACTTTCCATGATTGAGACAGTTGCAAAACAGTGTGCAGATAAAATGGGTGAAGATGGAAGTGAACTTGACGAAGCTGCGTTGATGAAAACCATGCAGGGTATGTTGGGTGGTATGATGAAAAAATAAACTCACTATATATAAATGACATCTTGGTTTGAAGATCCAAAACAATTGGTTCGAGTAGAAAAAGTTCATGAATTTTGGCCGTCAAAGACACAATCTTCAGCAGACCGTGTTAACGCATCAGCTCGTTTTATTATTTATGCGACATGTATAATTTATATCATAAGACGTGATCCACGTATATTCGTTTTGGGTGCAACCGCACTCGGCGTTCTTTATATAATGGAAAAATCTAATATGGTGAAGGAGGGCGTTATAAGACCAACAAACGTTTACAATAATGAAGGTAAAGCGTGTTCTATGCCAACAAAGGATAATCCCATGGGAAACGTTCTCATGACGGATTATACAGATAGACCAGACAGACCTCAATCGTGTCATTACCCAACCGTAAAAACACCGGTAAACAATTTACTTACAGGTGATATTAAATATGGACCAGCCCGTTCGCGTTCTTCCACACCAGAATCTCAGAGAAACGCATTATCTAGACAATTTGTAAGTATGCCAGATACTTCCATCGGTGGTACACCATATTATGAATTTATCCACGGTAAAAGAGGTAATACGTGTCGCCAAGACCCACGATTGTGTAATCCAGATGCAAGAGGTGTTCAACTCGAGGCGTTCGCGGGACTCGATCCAAACGGCGATAAGAGAAGTGGTATGCACAGAGGCTCCGGATTAGGAGCTTAATTTTAAACAATTTAATAATAAAGTAGTAGATACTCGATTTCCATAAACAAAATCTTTTGTAATAATAAATGGCGTATCAACTCCAACCAGGAATGAAAATGGTTAAAGATCACGCGGCTCCCACTGTTTGTGCGACCGAAGAAGTTTTTGCATATCCTCAGCCCAGTACCCTTAACTATGGGTCAGGTAGACCAAACACTATGTTATATGGTACATCACCATATATGGCGGGTAAAGGTTCTCCAGCACAATTTATTGATACATCTGATGAACTCAGACCACAAAGTACGTCTCGTTTCAATAAAGTTTTAGCGAAGACTTATGAAAGAAACTTTCACCCACTCCAAAACGTTGAGTGTAAATTACCACTTAGAACACAATCATATGAACCAATGAGTACCAGAGCTGAAATGCAAAATGGATTGTTTCAGCAAAGATACCTCAATAAAAATCTCGCTAAGAAATAAGAATGGCTGATCCTATATCTATAATGGCTATAGCCGGCTTAGTTTATGCCGGTAGAAAATTAAGTCAACCAGACGAAAAATATGCAGTAGAGGGTAACCCAATAGAAGAACCCGAAATCGTTTCGGAATTTTCGGATAGAGATGTTTCTATACAATCAGAGTATCTGGGTCCTTTATCACCACTAGTAGAAACATCTTACAATTCAAAACGGGAAATGGGAACGTTCGCTGAAATTGCACCACAACAAAGATCTTCAGGGGTTGAAATTTTATCCATGAGAAATCGTATGTATGATACGGGCCGAATGAATAATCTTTCACCAATTGAAAAACAACTCGTCGGACCAGGTTTAGGCGTTGGACCAGAAGTTCCAGCATTTGGGGGTAATCAACAATTGTTCCGTGTTAATCCAGAGAATGTTGGTGCGTATCGCTTAACGACTTTACCTGGTAGATCGGGTCCAGCATTTGATACCAAGGGAGGTAAACGTGGTATTGTCGGTGAAGTTGGACACAATAGACCTGAAAAAACAACCTTTTTACATGGTCGTCTTCCTCCAGTCGCGGGTAGGGCACAGGGTATGACTGGTAGAACACCAAGAGCGGAACACGAACGTACAAAGAAAACAACTAATAGATCTGAAACGGGTTCGAGAACTGATACATTAAATTTCGCAGGTGCAAAGAGTACAGTTTCTGCACTTACACGTGCTCAAGAACCAACACGAAACAAAGCTGATGGTTCTATAGGACAGTATCAATACAATAATCAGCCAGCTCCAGGTATATCAAGTTTTGTGGGTGGATACTTGAACGCCCCCGCGTCTAAGATGTCTGAAAATAGAACAGGTAATTCCATGTACACGAATGAAGAACTTACAAAATATGGTTTAAGACCATCCGATCTTCGTGGTAACCCAAATAGAGCTGCGGGTCCAGGACGAATGAACGTTCGAGCCGATGCACTTAACCAGGGTGGTATGGTCACAAGTGTTCGTTCCGATACATCGAGAACTGATGGTAGAGTAAACGCTGCGAATGGATCTTGGACACAACAATATAAAAATAATGATTACCATAAATTCAATGCATATAAGGGACATGAAAATCCAAATGCTACAAGTATGAGCTTGGATACAGCTAGAAGACAGCTTTCAACTAACCCATTAGTTCATAGTCTTTCTTAAATAATTAAAAATTGAGACATACACTCATTAAAATAATGCTCCTATATTTTAATGAAGGTACATACCTTAGATATAGACAGTGGTGAACGAGACCCAGTTTTATATTCAAATCCAAGTGATTATGTTGTCCACTTAAAAAACCCTATTTATGATGTGACTAAAATTTCACTTATATCAGCACGTATTCATAATAGTCAATACCTCATACACTCCAGGAACAATCAATTTGATGTTTTGACAAACGGTAGTAGTACTCAAACGGTAACTATACCAATTGGAAACTATAGCGGAGAAGAATTAGCCGCGGCGATTAATACCAACTGTACCATAATTACAGGTGCAACTTTTGATAAAGATACAAATGCTATAACGTTTACAGGGTCGAGTGATTTTACATTTTTGTTTTATACTGGTACGAATGGTTATACATCTGGTACAAATGGGTACACCACGCCACACGATGTTTTAGGTTTACCTGCTTCAAATGTATCATCAACTTCGAGTTCATTAGAAACTGGGAGTATTAATTTACAGGGCGCTGATGCAATTATAGTTAAATTGAGTAGTGGTTCAGACGAATTTAACAAAACTGTATTTTCTGAAACCCCCTTTTATACAGGGCGTATACTTCTGTGCGGGGATGTAATTAACTTTTCGGGTGTTGACGATACAGTTGAACACAATTTTGATTCCGGATCACAAAAAACGATATCAAGTTTACGTGTTCAGTTTTATTACAGCAGTAATAATCGATTAATACCATATGATTTTAGAAATGCGAATCATATACTTAAACTCGCAGTGACGTGTTCTACTGATAAACTTGAGAATATTGCTAAGGTGGAACGAGACTTTTCTCTTCCACCACCTATGAGTATCCCCGAAATGGAGGATCCGCGTAGATGGGATGCGTTTATATCTATATTTATGGTAGTTGCAACCGGTTTATTTTTATTATTGGTTATGC